GATCCTTTGAAAAAGAAAAAAGCCGGTCACAACAGTGATCGACTTGAATTCTAAAACTGATTAATACCATTTACAGCTGTGAAGCACGGTGTAAATATCTAAGTGCCCAATACATTTGATCGTTGCTAATAACTGGTGGATTAGTCAATTTAATAAGTCTCTTCTTTTCGTTAATTATGAAAGTGAACATAGTTTTATCAGCTGCAAACGTTTGGTGTTGGCCTAGATACTGGAAAGCCATAACAACGCTAATAGAAGACCTAGGAGCAACATTTATAGGTGTCGCATCTGAAACGATTGGATCACGTTCATCACCTTGCAAAATTACAGGATATGGACTTGCTGAGAAATCACAACCACTAATAGGATTTTTAAAGGAAATATTAGTAATAGTGGTAGGCCTTGAAGACATATTAGAGATTAGGAAATTAGCATTTATTTGATTTCCAATTGATGAAATCCATTGCAAGCGGATCTTAGTTTTTATGTGTTTTTCTCGATAAGTAGAGATTAGCGAGATAGTTGAAAAAATCAAAGAAATAACAGCAACGGTACAAGAAATAATTTCAGAAGGAGACATATAAACCTCATGACTTACTATGACGACGACTTTAATAACAACCATGATTGGTGGAAGATTGTTCTACCAATTCTGTCTATTATTTTAGCAATAATCGCAATTTTGTTTGCTATTTTGTAACAAAAAAAGCCGTTCACAACAGTGAGCGACTCAAATTCTAAAACCAAGGAGAATTATACCAAATGGAAGCAAGAAAAGAAATGGATTACTTAAAAAAAGCTAGATCAACGATGGTTAGCTATCATGGCATGGAGATACCATTGATTAATTTAGTAAGCGATGCATTGAAGTATGGTGAAAATAGCGATCCTGGTATTGAGCTAAAGAAAATAAGACAAGGGGATGCACTAATTGATTCTTTGACCAATAAGGTTATAGACATGCTAGGGGTAAAGAAAAATGGTTAGACTCATTAAGAAATACAACAATTACTACACAAATATATCTAACAACTTGGTTCAAGATAGCAGTCTTTCATGGAAGGCACGTGGAATATTTATCTATCTATGGAGCCAAGCAAACGAATGGCAGTTCTATGTTAGTGAAATAGCAAAGCATTCAACTGATGGCGAGCGAGCTTTAAGAAGCGGATTAAAGGAATTGGAAGAGAAAGGCTATTTAAAGCGCGTCCACAGACAAAGCAATGACGGATCTTTTGATGGAATGGACTGGATTTTAAGCGATGATCCAAATATCAACCATCATAGCCAAAACGCCATCGATGGCGAAAAAGCAGAGAATGAGCCGAAAATGCTACAAAATGCATCCGATGCAAAACGCATAGGATGCGAAACGCATTCGATGCAAAAGGGCGGACTAATAAATATCAATAACAATAATTATCAATATAAAAAAATATCAAAGATAATAAATGAAAAGAATTATGATAAGGAAAATATACCTTATGAAGAAATAGTTGATTATCTAAACCTTAAAACTGGTCGTTTCAATGATCCAATTCATAAATTTAGGAGTACAGCTAATCTAAGTAGAAAATTGATTAAGGATCTTTGGCAAAAAGGATCTAGATTAGACGATTTTAAAACAGTTATTGATATTAAGTGCTCTCATTGGCTAGGTACGGATAAGGAATATCTTTTAATACCAGCAACGCTATTCGATCCAACTAATTTCGAAAAATATTTACATCAAAAATTGTGGTATAGATCTGGTAGCATCCCTAAAAGGAATAAGAAAGAAACAGCTACAGACTGGAGCAAGAAGCAGCCAACATATGATCCAAATGTAGATTTGGAACAAATATTTGATGACCTTGATGATAGGGATGAAAAGAATGCATGAAAAGGAGAATGGAAGTATGGATTATAGAAAAGAATTAACAAAATGGGCAGTTCCATTGAAAGATCCAGATAAATTTGTAAGCCAGGAAAAAACTGTAGGCGTCATTAATAAATTGCAGGTAAAAGCAGAATCGCTAAAGGATGAAAATCAAATGCTTAGGGATGAAATACTAAGAACTAAGATAGAGAATAAAAAGCTAAAAGCAGAGCTTCATGAGATTCATATCAATGCATTAAAGATTATTTTTACAACAAGTGGTGTTAATGGTGACTGATAAGGAAAAAGAGAGATTCTATGATTTGATCCATAAGCTAGAAGAAAGATATGGCTCGATTACATCAGTACCGATAAGAAATCGAGATTTGAATACTTTGTGGGAATTAGTGGGGAATACCAAAGAAGAAATTATGAAGTATATACAAAGAAAAGAAGTTAATCTTGAAGCAACCAAAAAGAAAAAAGCCGTTAAAAGAAAAGCTAAAATAAGCCATCATTACAAACCTGGTGATTCGGTAACTGATGGCTGGAAAACTTATGCTTTCGATAAACAATTAAATTTACAGTTTATAAGCTATGGAAGTCATGCAACGTATAAGATAAGCAAAAAAGAACTTAAAGAGCTTAGAGGTATGATTTTGGGAAATGCGGAACTAATTTAGAACTGGAGTGAGTATAAAAATATGGAATTGATCAGTTTCTTTACAGAAGAACTCGATAGGGATGAGACAAAAAAGCGCGTAAAAAAGTTTTTTAAGCGCGATTTTGAAAAAGCCTTGAATTACTCACAATTCCGCAGATCAGATGTTACTAGTCCTAGTTTTGATCCAACAGGCGTAAGTTCACATGGGACTAACCACGTTGAGAATAAATTCATCAGGAATACTATTGCCGATATTTGTGTTACGAGAACCATATTAGCAATAAATCAATGCACTAACGATACTCAAGCGATTATAAAAAATAAGTTTTTGTTGGGATTACCGGACTATGTTACGTATGAAAGGATGGCAATAAAAGATAGTCAATTCTATAGACTACAAACGAAGGCACTTTTAGAATTTGCCGAAGTATTTGATTCCTTACAAGAAAAATATCCTCTAAAAATTGATAAGTTAGCTATTTATAGCGAGAAAAAGAAAGGATTATAAATTGGAAATCTATGATGATTTGAAATATTTTATCCCCGGAAATCCAGTAGGAAAGCAAAGAGCAAGAGTAGTATCAGGCCATGCTTATACGCCGATGAAGACTCGTATTTTTGAAGAAACAGTAAGATATTATGCATTAAAGAAGTTTGGAAATAAAAAACCTTATGATGGGGATGTAAGAGTTACGGTCGATTTGGGTTATGCAATTCCAAAAAGCTGGCCTAAATGGAAAAAAGAAGCTGCTGCAAGAAATGATATTAGACCTGCAAAGAAGCCAGACGTAGATAATGTGCTTAAATCGGTTTTAGATGGCATGAATACTAATTTACGTTCTGGCAAAACGGGCATTTATTTGGATGATAAGCAGGTAATTTATATTAGTTGCGAAAAATGGTACAGTTCAGATCCAGGAGTTTGGGTTTGGGTAGAATTTGTTTAGCGATATGAATTGATGAGGTGAATAAAATGAAATCGGGATTTTTAGTTAGATTAATTGATAAAGAAACAATTCTGTTAACTGATACAGAATATGACTGGGAAATTTACAACAAAGCAGATAATTGTTTCATTCAAGGATATGGAATTGAAGATTACAATCCTTTTATGTCTTTCAGTCAAAGGGATGTTTCAGAACTCTATATCAATATGAACAACATTCTTTATGTGAAACCAATAGAATACGAGTTAAATTAAAAATGGGAGTTTTAAGGGTGAAACGTGGGAGTTCTAGGGGAGAAAAATACCTTTATTATAGTATTGTCGAGTTGAAAGGATATAAAAGAGGTCCAAAGTACGCCGAGACCTGCATAAAGCTTAATTATCATCCCAGGTTCTGAGCTTGCAGCAGCGACACAACTCGATAATGTTATACTGATGATTTATTGTTGTACGAAAACAGTCTAGCCATAAAATTTTAAAAAGGAGAAATCCCTTGTAATTTTTTTATTTATAGTATTCTGTACAGCAAATTCATTAGTTAATCAACTTATTTTTCTTTTATTAGTTGGTAGTGGTGTATGGCTACAAAAAAACAAGGTCCGATTCCTTGTACCACAATTGGTCGATTACATCGATCAGAGCTTCAATAATAAAATCTATAACTGTAAACGGCGACTTTAGGTGCATCGTGGGTTCGATTCCCACCGCCGTTTTAGGGATGTATGATTGCATCCCTTACATAGTTGTAAAAGGGTCTTAAATTTCATACGTGTGTAATTTGATACCTCCAAGTTAGAAGCAAGTGATACGCTGGCGCGATATTAAGTAGGTTCGATTCCTGCTGTATCACATTGGGCAAATGCCCGTAAAAATATCTTGTATACGATACGATTCAATATTATTTTAGTTAATACCTAACAGTCAGTAGCTAGCACATAAGACGAGATGTGCTAGCTATTTGTTTAGCAGTTAATCATCTTTACAATGTAGACACATAAGTATATACTGAAAATGTAAATGGAGGTTGTCATATGTGCACTGTAAAGTTAAGTAAATGGGGGAATTCTAATGCTATAAGAATTCCGAAAGAGATTCTTACGAAAGCTGGAATTAATGATCCCTTTGTTGAATTTTTGGTAACTGTTGATAAAGATAAGATTATTTTAGAAAAGAAAAGAAAACCACAAAATTTGAAAGAACTTTTTTCTGGCTTTGATTATAAAAAGTATTGGGAAGAAGAAAGAAAAAATGCAAAAGGCAAGTCTTTAGAGTTGGATTGGGGAAAACCTGTTGGTAAAGAAGTATTTTAATTTGATATTCGCCTTGAGAGGAGGTGAATATCATTGGTAAAACAAGGTGATATCATCATGGTTAATTTTGATCCAACTAGTGGTCATGAACAACGTGGGTATAGACCTGCATTGATTGTTTCCAATAATGATTTTAATCGCATTAATAATGGACTTGTAAAAGTTGTACCTATAACAACAAATATGAAAGAATTCCCACTTCATATTGAATTGCCAGAAGGCTTGGCTGTTTATGGTAAAGCATTACTTGAACATGAAAGGTCGATTGATATTTCTAGTAGAAGCTATAAAATTGTGGACACTGTTCCATCAGACTTTTTACAAGAAATATTGGAATTGATTAGTTTTACATACTAAAAAATCACCAGCTTGCAACTGATGATTTAGCTTATATACTTGCTTGAACTAACACTAGTATATAAGCTATTTTTGTTTATTTCAAGGTTAACGCGAGATGCTGGCTATTCGCTTACCAATTATTATCAAATATTATTAAAAGTGAAACTCTAGAATTTACTATGATTAGCTATTATTGTAAAATAACGATATATAAAGGAGCTGTTTTGTATGCATAACTTTATAAATTTATCGATAAAGATTTTTACTGATATAGCTGAAATTCCAGGCGAAACATTAAAGTTATTTATTGGGCAAAAGCAAAAATATCAAATTGAAGAAAATTATGGGGGGTTTACCATAAATGACTGGAAAAAGGTAGGTAATGATATGAAGCGAGGATTAATTAGCTTTGGAAAGTCAAAATGATAAAGTCCTAAATAATTTAGATACTTCCGATAATGTTAATCAAGATGAAAAGGTATCTCAATCTAATATTGTTGAAAGTAAAAAAGAACTAAGTCAAAATGATAAAGAAATAATTGCGCAGGTTAGAAGTTTACCACTTACAAATGAGGAAAAAGATAATCTTATTGCAACTATGGAAATGTATAGTGGGCCAATCCCACATCCTAAAATATTAGCTGGATATCAAGCATTATATCCGGATGCTGCCAAAAAGATTATTGATAATGGTATTGAAGAATCTATTCATAGGCGAAAGCTAGAAACAATTAAGCAGAAAAGAAGAGGACGCTTGGCTTGGGTTTCAATGATTTTTCTTGTGGTCTTTTGTATCTTATTTATATTATGTTCATTTTATTTGATATTAAAGGGACATAAAATTATTGGTAGCATTTTTAGTGGGACATCATTTATAGTAATGGTTGGATCGCTGTTGAATAATATTAATGAGTTATCCGATAATAACGAGTTAGCTAGTGAAAATAAGGATAAGAACAAGTCAGATTAATTTTCTGGCTTTTTTATTTTGTCGGAGGGATGCAATGAATTTCAAAGATTGGGAGATTGAAGCAAAAAGAAAATGCGATTTATTAAAAGTTAGAATCAAAGAACCTCAAAAAGATATTGATGATTATACTTGGCACTTGATGCATAAGCTACTTAGATCATATCAAAAGGACTATAGTATTTTGATTCATATGAATAATTCATAACTTCATATATGTTATGAACCAAGAGTTAATTTAAACAAATAATTGACAATGTAGAATTGAAAAGAAGATTGGATGCCTAAAGTTAGAAGATGTAGACATGTAGGCTGTCACTCATATGCAGAGAGTGGCAGCTTTTTTTGTACAAATCATAGAGACGATGAAATAAGATATGAACGATCAAATCAATATATGCAACAAAAGATGTACAGCAAAATCAAAAGATATGCTGAGCCGGATAAAGCAGAACAGAATAAGTTTTATCACACAAAGAAATGGCGATCCTTAAGAAGCATCGTGATCGATCGCGATTTAAATCTATGCCAATATTGCAGAGTTAATGGCAAATTAACAGAGGGTAAGATAGTTGATCACATAATGCCTTCTGAATTGTTTGCTGGTCATCGTGCGGATCTGGAAAATTTGGTTTATTGCTGCCAATCATGTCACCATTACAAAACAATTTGGGAACAACATTATTATGGGACAGGCAAAAACAATAAACGCACAGGAAATCCACCAATACGGGATATAAAAATAATTTCGAAATTAATGATGATGTATAAGCACTAAAAAGCAGTTCTAAGAGCTTAAATATTCAGTGGCTATAGTTATAATAAAAGATTATTTTTGCATCCCCCGGGGTGATAATTCGCACGGAGAATCCGCACGTGAGGCGTTCGCTTTTATGACGCAAGGATTTTTCAAAAAATTTGAAAGGGGGGTTAAAGATGGCGAATGTTGATCTATCAAAGCCGAAAGTACCAACACAAGCACCAAAATGGTTAGGAACTTACGGCAAATATTTATGGCCTAAAATTGCTAATTATCTGAACAAAAATCCAAAGATTTTAAGAGCTGATGAATATCTGGTTCAGCAATATTGCTCTGCTTATGATCTATATCGAACGGCTTATGATGATATTCAAGAAAATGGGATACAGCAAGCTATCTATAAAACCTCCGTCAATCCAGTAAATGGTGACATAGTAAACAAAGATTTTATGGGCTTTCGTAAAAATCCCGCTTATCAAGTGTTATCTGATTCGTTAAACAAGATGGCTTCTATTGGTCATGAGTTAGGATTAAGTCCTAAAGCACGATCGGAACTGTCGGAATTAAGCGAACCAACAGACAATAAAAAATCTATTTCAGATTCAATGAGGGAATTCTTTAATGCAAAGAGTTGATTTAACCCAAACTCATGATGTATTGGGTGCCTATAAAAATATTGATTTTAAAAATATTCGTGAAAGATATCAGGATCCTGGAACTACTTATGCTTTTGATGTGCTAGATGGAAAAATTATTGCTCCATATAAGATACAGCTAGCTTGTTTTAGACATTTAAGAGACTTGCAAAGGCAAAACACCAGCGATTTTCCATATCACTATGATGTAAACTTGCTAAATAAGTTCTTGAAGTTCGCTGCAATATGTCCAACTGGAGAATCTGTTAATAAACTTGTTAAGCTCGAACCGTGGCAAAAGTTTATTTACTCTCAAATGTTAGCTTGGCGCGATGCCCAAGATTATAAGCGATTTACGCGAGTAATCCTGTCAATGGCACGACACAATGGAAAAACATATCTAATGGCACTCCTGATTGTCTATGAATTTTTGATTGGTTCGATTGGTAAAGCAAACCAAGATTATCTTGTATCTTCAATAAATTACAAACAGACAACTAAATTGCTTGGATATGTAAAAAAGACTCTGCAGCATGTTCTACAAGTCGAACCATTTAAATCTTATGGTGAAGAGGTCGGATTGAGTTCGGACAGCTTAACTAGTCAATCAGATACTATAAGAATGAGGCAAAATAATAACCGAATTCTTGGGATTACCTACAATGCAGGATCTTATGATGGATTTCATTTCAGTTTAGCTATAGGTGATGAATTTGGGCAGATAACCGACTCACAGGGAGTATCAGATATTACCACTGGACAAACCAGATCTAGTAATGATGATCATACAGACTATCAATTTGTACAAATATCCACAGCTTATCCAGATCCCACAACTCCTTTTCATAAAGATGAAGTTACTTCCATGGAAAACATGGAGCGAGATTTTGACAGAACAAGCGGTGATAACTATCTATGTTTAGTTTGGGAACAAGATAATAAAGATGAATTGTTCCAGGAAGCAACTTGGGTTAAATCCAATCCTTTGGCTTTGATGGTTCCGCAAATGATTGATGACCTGAAAAAGGCCCGCTCAAATGCTTTGATGACTGATACAATAACTAAATTTGAGAATAAGTCTTTGAATATCTGGCTTGAGCAATCAGCTACAAGTTTTTTAAAGTTAGATGACGTAGTTGATGCAATTGATAATGACTTTGTGATTGATGGCAGGGATGTATACATAGGACTCGATTATTCTATGTTTTCTGATAATACTGCTATTGGGTTTGTTTATCCTTATGAAGTTAATGGGCAAGCTAGATGGCATATTGAACAGCATTCATTTATTCCTTTTAATCAAGCAGGATCAATTGAAGTTAAGGAAAATCAGGATGGTTTAGCTTATCGAGAATTAGAAAAAAGGGGATTCTGTACGATCACTGGACACCCTGATGGCATCATAAATCCTGAACAAGTTTATCGGTGGTTAATTGAATATGTGAACAAACATCGTTTACATGTGATTTTCTTTGGCTATGATAGGTTTGGATCTTATCAAGTAAAGAATATTACTGAAAGCTTGATTGCTAATACTGAGTGGGCAGTAATGGATGTGGCTCAAAGAACTTCAACTTTGGGTAATCCAACAAAATTCTTACAAGAAATCTTTTATACGCATGCTGTTTCTAGGCCTGATGATCCAGTATTAGAAAAGGCCTTGCTTAATGCAATTGTAAAAGAAGATAAGATCGGTATTCAGATCGATAAGAATGCTGCATCGCTAAAAATAGACGTTGTAGATGCAATAATTGATGCATTATATCAAGGAATGTATCATTTCGAAGATTTTGGAATGGTAAATGATCGTTCTAAGCAAGTTGAAAGAATGACGCAACAACAAGTGCTTGATTGGTTCAATAATCCTGATTCAGGACTGTTAGGAGGTGGAGACTTTGATGATTAAACAACTAGTAAAAATTTTGTGGCGATTTCTCGATATTTTGCTGTATATTTTAGGATTTGGTGCGATTATTTTCGCACTTTTTTTGTGGAATGATATAGCAGGCATGATTGGCACTGGTTTAGTGCTATTACTGACATGTTTATTGATTGATACGCTTCCTAGAAATGGAGGTGATTAATGAATGCCAATATTTAATTTTGCCAAACAAGCAACTACCTCAATTATGACTAATGAAGACTTGGTAACATTTTTAAATCCATCAGATGATAATGGTTATGTTTCAGCCTCTACAGCTTTAAAGAATTCAGATATTTATTCATTGATAATGCAACTATCTGGTGATATGGCTTCTGTTAAATATCAAACTAGATCAAAAAGAATTCAAAATTTAGTAGATAATCCAACGCCAACCACTAATGGCCATGCTTTTTGGCAGGCAATCAGCGCTCAATTATTGTTATCTGGTGAAGCTTTTGCCTATAGAAACAGAAATATTAATGGCGTTGATATGAATTGGGAATATCTTAGACCCTCTCAAGTTGTTTCTAGAATGTTAGATGATGGATCAGGACTAGTTTATGATATTAGTTTTGATGAGCCTAAAAGAGGAACGCTTTTTAAAGTACCACAATTTGATATTCTTCATTTTAAATTATTGTCAACAACAGGTGGTAAAACTGGATTAAGTCCACTCTCCGCTTTAGCTACAGAATTAAAGATCAAAGATTCATTTAACAAATTGACTTTACACTCTTTGGATCAATCTGTAATGGCGCCTGGAATTTTGACAGTAAAAGGAGGAGGCTTGTTAGATTGGAAGGTTAAAAAAGCTAGAAGTCAGATGTTTTTGAGACAGGTTCAAGGTGGTAAAGGACCTATAGTGTTGGATGACCTTGAAGAATATCAACCATTAGAAATTAAATCCGATATTGCTAAGCTCCTATCACAATCAAATTGGACTGGTAAGCAAATTGCTAAAGTTTATGGAGTACCTGATACATATATTGGAGGTCAAGGGGATCAACAATCTAATATTGACCAAATTACAGCTGTCTATGGTCGAACATTAAAAAGATACGTGCAATCAATAGTTTCAGAACTAAATAATAAGTTGAATGCAGGCTTTACGATAGATTTAAGACCGGCACTTGATACTGTAGGTGATGATTTTGCTAGCCAACTTTCTGTGATGGTAAAGGATGGAGCTTTAGGAGCTAACCAAGTTCAATATATCCTAAAAGAAACAGGATATTTGCCCAATAATTTACCAGTAATGCAAACGGAAGGGGGTGATGCAAGTGCCGACAGTTAATATTAAAGGGGTTATTTCTAGCGATGACAATGCGGAAATCTATCAATGGTTTGGATACACTGCTGTTACGCCTTCTAGTGTGGCTGATCAGTTATCAGAAGCTGGTGGGGAAGACGTAATTGTAAATATTGGATCTAATGGCGGGGATGTTTTTGCAGGATCTGAAATTTACTCGGCTTTAAAAGAATATCCAGGTAAAGTAGATGTTCATATTACAAGCTTAGCAGCATCCGCTGCTTCTTTTATCGCAATGGCTGGTGATAGTGTACAAATATCTCCTACTGCTCAGATTATGATCCATCGGTCATCCACATCAGCTAGTGGAAATACCGATGCAATGGCGAGTGCAAAGCAAGCAACCGATTCAATTGACACTATGCTTGTTAATGTTTTTCATAAAAAGACAGGCATTAAATGCGAAGCTTTGTATGACATGCTTAAAGCAGAGACATGGATCAATGCAGAACAAGCCGTAAAACAAGGCTTTGCGGATAAAATCTTGTTTGAAGATGAAGAAGCAGATGTAACGGATAATGTTTACAACGGCGTAGGCTTAATATCGCTAAGCAGAAAACAGATTAAAGATATTAAGCAAATCCTACATCCTAAGAGAGTGACCGATGATGTCGATAAACTCACAGATAAGAAGTCTAAGACCGAGCAAGTTAAATATAAGCTCGGTCTTTTGTTTTAAATAAAAAGGGGGAAACCTAATGAATAAATTCTATGAAGCTTGGCTTAGTGCAGGTCAAAAAGTAACCGACTTGCAAGCTAAGCAACAAGAGATTGCTTTAAAAGCGGTTAATGATCCTGATTCTGTCTCAGATGAAGAATTAGTTCAAATTAAGGATCAATTGGCAAAAGCACTTAAAGTAAGAGATTTTGCTAAGCAAGCATATGATGATTATGTAGAAACAAGTGAAACTGCATCAATTGAGGATAAGATTGTTAAATCTCCTGCTACTGTAGAACAAATAAAGGCAGAAGATATTACAAAGCAATTTATTAATGACTTCAAAGATGTAGTTACTTCTGCTCAAGAAGGCAAGGGTGGTGCTGGTTTAACAATTCCAAGTGATATTCAGTATCAAATTAGAGAATTGAGACGTACCTTTGTTTCACTTGAAAACTTGGTAAACGTTGAAAATGTCAATAATCCATCAGGAACTCGAGTTTATGAAAAGTCCGCTGATATTACGCCACTTTCAAAAATTGATCAAGAAGATGGCTCAATTCAATCCATCGATGAACCAGAATTGACTACAATTAAATATCTTGTTAAGCGCTATGCAGGATTAATGACTGTAACCAATACGTTGCTTAAAGATACTGCAGAAAATATCTTAGCTTGGCTCAATAACTGGATTGTTAAGAAGGACGTTGTGACAAGAAATACTGAAATTCTTGCTACTTTAAAGAAGGGAACGAAGACAGCTCAATTAGCTAAGTTTGATGATATTAAAGATTTAGTACTTGCTACTTTAGATCCAGCTATTGCAGCAACTTCTAGTTTTGTCACTAATCGTACTGGATTTTCGATTTTAGCTAAGGTTAAGGATGCTCAAGGCAGATATTTAATGCAACCATCTGTAACTAATCCTGAAATCTACCAAATCGAAGGAAAGACAGTGACTGTAATTGATGACAAGTTCCTTCCAGATGATACTGGCAAGCACCCGCTATACTTTGGTGATTTTAAAGAAGCTATTACTTTATTTGATCGTCAAAATATGACTATTGATGCAACTAATATTGGTGCTGGTTCATTTGAAACAGATACTGTAAAGATTCGTATAATTGATCGCTTTGATACTCAGCTTATTGATCCAGATGCCTTTGTATCTGCACCATTTACAGCAGTAACAGATCAAGTAGCAGCAAGTACAGCTAGTAGTCCCAAATAAGCCGACTGAAGCTAGTACAGTAGCAGAAATCAAACAATATCTTGATAGCATCGGTATTGTGTATGGCTCTCGTGCTACTAAGTCAGAGTTATTAGGATTGATCGATTAGGGGTTATGCGTTATGGCAAACTATTTATCTGTTGATGACGGACTTAAGCGATCATTAGGCTATTTAGATGATGATGATCTATTAGATGATGCTTCAATCACTCGATTACAGTCTAGTTTGGTTGCAGCAGAGAATTTTGTTCAAAGAGCAGTTGGGGATGCAGATGAAAGCTTTTATAAATCAGATGATGTATTTGATTTATATAAGCTAGCTTGCTTTGCAATTGCAGGCAACTGGTTTACACATCCTTCTAGTGCTAATTCAAGCACTACAGCTAAACAAATAATTGGTCAATTGCGAGCAAGGTATGATGAGGTGATTATCAATGGTTCAACTTCAGGAAGCGTGCCGGCTGAACACGGTAATTGAGTTCGGTACTGTAAAATCGTCAATCAATCGAACCAGAGGGGTTACAGAAAAAACTTTTGTAGCTAAATTTAAAACATTAGGCGGTATTTATAGCCTAAATGCATCTCAAATTGTTCAAGCAGTCAGCTCAGACTGGAATAGTACAGTTATCTATCTAGTTCATCATCGTAGAAATTGGGATGATATTGATTTAGCTAAAATTGGCAATCAACTGTTTGAAGTAACCGGCATTTTTTCTGATCCATATATCAATCCAACTGCTTATGATCAGGTTACGTTAAGAAAGAAGAATTGATATGGCTGATAGTCTAGAAAAACAATTAAATGATTTTGCTAAGGGATTAGATAAGCTGCTTCCAAGTACCGCTCAAAAACAAATGGCTGTAGAAGCAGGAGCAGAGGTATTAAGAAATGCGATTGCTTCAACTGCTAAAAGAAAACACTATTCCAAACATAATGATGAAGTATATGGCCACATGGCTGACAATGTAATAATCCAAAGAAGCAATTCTGAAGGAATTAAGAATGGAACAGCAATAGTTGGATGGAAAAATTATCGACATGCTGCTAATGCAATGTATACCAACGATGGCACTGTAAAAATTGTTGGTGATCATTGGTTAGAAGTAGTAAGGGAAGAAAACAAAGAAGCTGTTTTTGCTGTTCAAAAAGAAATCTTGAGAAAGGCGATGAAATCATGATTGCTCCTGCTGTTGAAATCTATGATTTGATTGCTAATGAAAATTATTCATGGCTAGATGATATTGTTATTGGTCAGAGACCTAATGATGTAAGTGAGCAAAAAACGACATTGAGAATTACAGATTCTGTCCAAACACCCACTTTTCATCATAGTAATCGGCCAGTAGCTACTTTAGCTGGTGAAGAAATTCAAATATTTTTTAAAAAAGAGGCTCTTATTGAGCCGTACGAAATTAGGACAGTCATAGAAAATCTGTTAATGGATAATGGGTGGCTGCTTTCCAGTGAAAGACCACAATATTTAGATCCAGATACTGAACAGATTACTATGACCTTTTTTGTTATGAAGAAGATAAGGAGAAATTAAATGGCTAATACACCAGGATCAGCTACTCATGGTATTAAAGCAACATATTTTGCCATGATTGACGATGAGCACAAAGTTATTGCAGATAATACAAAGGGATTATCTACTTCAGGTATTTATAGACCTCATATTGGTGTTATGGGTACCACTGCTGCAAATTACCAAAACTTAGATGCAGCTGGTAATTCTCAATATGCAGATAATGAATCTAAGAGAAATACTCGACCATCACAAACACCTACTCTTGAACTATCATTCCTTGATATTGGTTTTACTGAATCCAATAAACTAACTGGTTATGTTCAAGGTGAAGATGGCGGATGGTCACGTGGAAAAATTGCACCACATTTTGCAGTTTTAACAGTTGCAGATACTTTAGATGGCGGTTTGCTTTTTGAAGCATTTGGATATGCAACAGGTGTAGATGCAACTCATAACCATCAAACTGATAACAATGATGAACAAGATGTAACACCAACATTTACTGCAACAGGTTATGGTGCATTTGAAACTACTGATGGTGAAAAATTACCATATCGTAAGTGGCTTTCAACTGATGCCAAATTTGATTTTGACAAGATGATTAATACTGTATTTCCAGGATTCAAAGCCGATGGTGAAGGCGAAGATAATGTTCCGTCATTCAAAGGAACCAAGGCCAAGCCTGTACCTGCTGTGTAAGTTCTGATTCAGGTTCACATTAATTAATTATGTAGGGTGGGATGGGTAGGTAAAGGAGAAAAATTATGGCTTTAATTAGAATCGATGCAAAACCTTTTAACAGTGATAAACCTTACTTTATTGTGAAACCAACTGGTACACTTTTTGATGCTGCTATCAATCTACAATTGGAAATGGTTGAACAAGATGAACTCCCTGAAAATGGTGGAGTAATTGAAATCTTTAAAAAGCAAAAGCAACTAGTTGATGACATTGAAAAGTTTTTAAAGAAAGTACTTGGATTAACTTCTAAGCAATATAAAGACTTCAACGAAGCTAACGAAAAAGAAACAGTAATGACCTATACTTCTTATGTTGTGGCCATGCTTCAAGGATATACAGAAGGAACCTTTGAAGAATTTTTAAAGGGAATTAATGACATCAATGAGGATGAAACCGACCCAAAAGAAGATCAATCCAAAAGCGAAAATTAATCTTTGATCTAAAGCGAAAACATAATGATTATCTGTTGTTAAAAAGAACTCTGTTAAAGCAAGGCGTAATGCCAGATCAGATTGATAATCAAGATTATTTTGATCTACTTGAGGTATTATCTGCACCAGATGAGCTTGTTCCTGATTTTGCGGATACCTCAAGCAATAATAGTAGCTCATATGACAATGTTAAATGGGCGGATTAATTTATTTAGAGGGGAGGTAGATTAATGGCAAAAGTAACTGAATTGATGGCTACTAAAATTGACATCAATACTGTAGAAGCTTCAAAATCTGTTAAAGGACTTCAATCGGCAATTAGAGCAACTACTGCTGTTTGGAAGGCTCATGAAGCACAAATGAAATCGGCTGGGGATGCATTAGGTGCTGCTAAAGAAAAATACAATGGGCTAACCAAAAATATCGAGTTGCTTCAAGAGCGTTTGAAGTATTTACGAGATGAGCAAGGAAAAATTGATCAGAGTACAGAAAAAGGTGCTGTAGCATATAATAAGTATGCAAAACAGATAGCCAATTCTGAACGTCAATTAAATTCTTTAGTAGGACAGCAAATTAGAACTAAAGAACAGTTAAAATATCAAGAAAGCGGATTGGCTAAGCTTCAAAAAAACTATAATTCAATCTCAGCTCTATCTAAATCTTACATTGTTAAATTAGAGACTGAAGGGAAAAAGTTTGAAGCTAATAAAGCAAAAATCAGTAGCTATAGAGTATCGATTGATAATTTAACCAAACAATTAAAGCTTCAAGAAGCTGAACTAAAAAAGATAGGCTCCAGTTCAAGTGCAACAAGTGAAGCATATATTAAACAGAAGATTAGGATAAATGAAACAGCAACTTCTATTGCTAAATATCGCAAAGAGTTAACTGAAGCTGAAAGAATTCAAAATAAATTTTATCCTACATCAATATGGAATAAAGTTGTTAAGGGAGCTACTGAAGCTGAAAACCGCATTCACAAAATGAATTCGGTTGTGTCAGAAGGTCTCTCTAAAACAAAAGCATCAGCATCAGCAATTGTAGGAGGAATAGCTGTTATAGCTAACCAAGCCTTTAAAGGGGCTAAGAAAGTTCAAAATCTTCAACAATCGTATAAAGAGATTACAAACCTTGCAGTTCTTGGCGGTGAAAAAGAAAAAGAAGTAACCAAGGCTGTTGCAGAAATGCAAAGGCAAGGAAGAGAGATGTCCATTAAATATGGTAAATCTCAAGAATCAATTGCCGAAGCATATGAAGATCTTGTGAAGCGAGGCTACACCACAAAACAAGCTCTAGGTGCAATGCAAACAGAATTACAAGCATCTGTTGCTTCTGGTGATGATTTCAAAGATGTAGTTACAGTATCAAGTCAGGTCCTTGAAGGTTTTGGCATGAGGGCCAAATCAACTGCTGGAATGACCAAAAATACCAAGGATGTAGTCAATCAACTTGCTTATGCAGCTGATATGACATCAACCGGGTTTCAAGATTTAGGTGTAGGGATGAGCTATGTTTCTTCAGTAGCTCACCAAGCTGATATATCATTAGCAGGAACTGCTTCAGCAATGGGGATTCTTAGTAATAATGGGCTAGATTTGCTGGCCTCCTGATTGGTAACTTTCAGGTAATAAAACTTGTTAATTCGGGGAAGGCTAAGTTATGATATAATTTAATCAAAGAACCGGGGGTGTTATTCATGAAAAAGATCATTAATTTTGTTAAAGATTTTTGGCTAGTTATACTAGGATTTATTGTATTATATGCCATAGCATTTTTTATTTTTGATCATTTTTTTGTGCAAATTGTGTCAACCCTCGTAATTGGTAGCTTGGTTTTAGCAATTATTTATATTTTTATTGCTATTATAAATTTTTTATAATACGCTAATCCCGAGCCAAGCTTAGTGGAAACGCTAAGAAGGTGTAACGACTAGAAAAAGTAAGCTAAAAACGAAGACATGTGAAAGCATGTCTTTTTTCATGCGAAAATTTCCACGAAGGCAAGTAATCCTATTAGGATTAAAAGATAGTCTGAACAATATGGAAACATATTGAAGTATGAGATAAAGAGCTTGTACGTTAACAAATTGAGAAGCTGATAAAGCTGGTACAGGATTAAGAAAAGTTATTCAATCGCTTCAGTCAGAGATTGGAAAGATGGGTAGCAAGGGCAATATCCTGGACAAGCTACAAATTAAAAAATCAGATTTAGTAGATTCTAATGGTCAGTTGAGAGATCTATCTACTATTTTTGAAGTTATTAATAAGCATACTAAGAATCTAGATTCTGTTGATAAAGGTGTGATTTTTAAGTCCTTATTTGGAACAACAGGATCACAGGCAGGTGCAATTTTAGCGGCTAATTATAAAGAACTAAGAAGTTTAACTGGTGAAGTAGAAAAAGCTGGTAAGAATGGTACCTATGTTCAACAATTAGCCAAGAAAAATGGAGAAACAGCTAAACAAGCTCAAGCACAATTTAAGCAAGCAGTAGCTTCAGTGCAAATGTCTTTAGGAACAGCACTTCTTCCCACAATTAGTAAAGTATCTAAAGCACTTGAAAAATTTTTGCTTTCTAAAGATGGTCAAAAATTTCAAAAAGATTTTGGAAATGTAATAGCTCATATAGCTGATAAGTTAGGAAGTTTTATTGATTTCCTAATAAAAAATAGAAAAAAAGTTGTAACCACTGTTAAGAGCCTTTTAATTGCATGGGGCCTTTTAAAAGGAATAAAAGTTATTGGCGTACTAGCTAAATTAAAAGATGCAATTAAAGGTGTAAAGGCAGTTAGCGATGTATCTAATTTAGAACGCGGTTTAACTGGGATCGGTAATACATTCCGTAAACTAAAAAACATAAAGTTTAAATCTCTAGGTAGTGGATTGCTAACCAGAATTAAATCTCTAGGTAGTGGATTGCTAACCAGAATTAAATCTCTAGGTAGTGGATTGCTAACCAGAATTAAATCCATTGGTACTAAGGGTGCATCTTTAGCAAAATCAGCTGGTAAAAAGATTAGTTCTGCTTTTACTAAATCATTGGACTTTGGTAAAGGATTATTTGGTAAAGGTCAGGGAGCAGGAAAACTTACAGGGCTATTACAATCTGCTCATAGTGCAGGTGGTTTTAACAAGTTATCCACAGCTGGAAAAGTTGGTACTGGATTAGCTGGTATTGGTGTAGCTGCAACAGCTGGTGTTGATATTTATCAAGGGCTAAAAGCTAAAACCAAAAAAGGTAAGTATGAAGGTATTGGTAAAGGTATTGGCTCTGCAATCGGCGGTGGCATTGGTCTTTGGTTTGGTGGCCCTTTAGGTGCTGCAATTGGAACTAAAATTGGTGAAACTGTTGGTAAATGGGGTGGCAAGGCTGTTCTCTCATTCCAAAAAGGGTGGAAGTCGAAAAAACCACCTAAAAAGTTCTGGAGTCTTGAAAACTTAGGCTGGTCAACTCATGATGCTATTAGTAAAGCCATAAAATGGGGTTCGAATGTAGTAAAAAGTTTCAGTAAAGGCATTAAATCTGCAATCAAATGGGTTAAGAGTAATGCAAAAGAATTAGTTTTAACTTTTATTAGTCCGATTATTGGGATTCCTGCTTTACTTTATAAAAATAATCCTAAGTTCCGTAAATGGGCGGATAGCATATTTAAAGGATTGAAAAATGCTTGGAAAGGTATGACCAAGTGGATTTCCAATCTTGGAAAAAATATGGTTAAGTTCTGGAAGAAAGCTTGGGATGGAATCGGTAAATGGTTCGGAAATATTGGCAAAGGCATTCAAAGAGGCTGGAACGGATTAACATCATGGATTGGTAAGTTGGGCCATAACATGGTTAAGACTTTCAAAGGTGCTTGGGATGGAATAACCAAATGGTTTAATGACTTAATCAAACCAATAAAAGATGGCTTTAATGCTATTATCAATGCTCCTGCTAAATTGTGGAAACGGGTAACCGGTCATGCTGCAGGAACAAATTGGCAAGGGAAGTATCCAGAGCTAGCCATGCTGAATGATGGCAATGATTCTCCTGCAACTAATAATAGAGAAGGAATCATTCATAAAGATGGCTCTATTGAAATAGTCAAAGGTAGAAATGTCCTTAGATTGTTAATGCCGGGCGAAGAAGTAATCAAAGCTTCTGACATGGCTAGAATGTTTGGCAGAGCTGTACGCCATGCAAATGGAACCATCGATTTAGCTAATAAGAATTTTGAAAAGAAGACTATTACAATTGATAATAAGCTTGATGATAAAGATTTAACCGTCAATCTTAAAAAATTGGTTGCAACGACTGACAAAATTCATAAAGAAGCTAAGAAAAAGAATGATACTAGAAAGCCTAAACAAGATCCAAATAATCCTACTGATCAACCAATAACTCATAAAAAAGGTTGGGTAACTATTGATAAAGGCTTCTTTAGTGCTTCTGGTAAATTAACAGGACAGTTTATTACTGTTAAAAAGTCAGAAGTAGAAGCTTTTAATAAAAAATTGGTTGCTGCTACCAAAGCTTCTAGAAGAAAAACGAGTAGAACTAGAAGAAATTCTAGTGAAAAGAGTTCAAACTCTGGTTCTACAACAAGCTATAGCAAAGTAGAAGCAAGCGTTACTGGTTCTAAATCCATTGAAAGTCTAGAAAAATTAATCTCTAAAGTAAAGGGAACACACGGTTCAAAAATCAAATTTTCTGTTTCTGGGACAAAATCTCTTAATGGAATAAACGACAAGCTTAAAAAAGTTAAGCCATCTAAAAAGATAAAAGTTTCAGTTACTGGAGTAAAAGATGCTAATAAGAACCTGAGTTCATTAACTTCAAAATTTAAATCCTTATCCAAGGCAATTAAAACGACTTCTGGTGGAGCTAAAGATTATGCTGCTTTAACTAAGAAGCTAAAGACAGAATCCAAATCATTGGAGAAAACTCTAACAAAGGATTGGGACCATACTTGGGATACAAACGATAAGAAGTTTAAATCTTATCAAAAGAAAACTATCTCACTAACAAAGGCCTTAGTAGGCTCAATGAAAAAAGATTTTACTTCTTTGAGCACTACTACCATCAAAATTTTTAACAAGATGTTAAGTAGCCTTGTTCAAATTACTGGCAAAGCTATTAATCGAGTTATTAAAGTTCTTAATTCAGGAATTAATCAAGTTAATAAGGTTATTTCTGAATTTGGAGGTAAAAAGACAACCATTAGTACAGCAGGAATGGTTAAGTATGCAACAGGTACTGGATTCTTTAGCAATACCAGACGTGCTATTACTAAGCCAACAATGGCTGTTGTAAATGATGGCAATGATTCTCCTGAAACTGGCAATCAAGAAGCTATTTATCGTCCTTCTACTGGTCAAATAGGATTGTTTAAAGGCAGAAATGTCCCTACTCTATTGATGCCAGGGGATGAAATCTTTAATGCTACTGAAACTAAAGCATTAGGATTAACTCATTTTGCTACTGGAACAGGGTATCTTAAAAAGCTTTATAAGGAAGCAGAAAATTATATATCCAAACCGACAAAATCCCTACATAAAATGTTTAATTTTAAGTCTTCAGGTAAAGGCGGAATTAACCAAATTGTTAAGGGTGTATACGATAAAGCCGATAAACAAGTTTCTACATGGTGGAAACAATTGTGGGATATGGTTCAAGAGAAGATTGATGATTCTACCTCTGATGAAGATGCCACAGGTTTGTTAAAGGCTGTAGAAAAATATGGTGAAGGACATAAATATGTCTGGGGTGCTGAAGGCCCTAATGTATTTGACTGTTCTGGATTAGTAAAATATGCCCTTAAGAAAATGGGGATTGATTACCCTCACTTTTCGGGTAGTCAATATGCTCAATCTAAGAAGATATCTGAAGCAGAAGCAAAGCCTGGCGATTTAGTTTTCTTTGGTCCTGGTGGTGGCACCCACGTTGGTGTATATGCTGGCGGAAATAAGATTTATTCAGCAATGAATGAACGTGATGGAATTGGTATGAGTACGATCAGTTCATTCAGTAGTGAAGGTAAGCCTTTATTTGCTAGAGTACCCGGATTAAAGCATAAAGAGTCTGATCCAAAAGTTAAAGCTGATAACAAGCTTCAGAAGAAGATTAAAGATCAAGTAGGCAAAGGTTTTTGGAAAACAATTAATAAGATTGCTGATGAGTTCGGATTTGGAAACATGTCTGGACATGCAGCAACTATGGGAATGATAGAAGCTGCAGCCAAAAAGATGCATGTTAATTTGCCACCCGGTTATGCCAAACGCTTGATGCAAGTTATTGTTAACGAATCTGGAAATCGTTCAATAATGCAACAGATTCATGATGTTAACTCTGGTGGTAATGAAGCTAGGGGGATTTTGCAATATGTTCCAGGAACATTTGCGAATTATGCAATGCCTGGACATAAGAATATTTGGAATCCTTATGACCAACTATTGGCTTTCTTCAATAATTCAGATTGGAGAAATGCAATAGGAATGACTACCATTTGGGGACGTACTAAGATGGATTGGTTGCATTCTGGGCCTCAAGGTCATAGAAGATTTGCTAATGGTGGTATTGTTTCTAGTGCTCAATTGGCTTGGGTTGGTGAAGGGAGAGATTCTGAAGCGATAATTCCTTGGGATATTACCAAGCGTGGTAGAGCTTATCAATTGCTTGATAAAACTTTAAAACGATTTAAAGCTGATGATCCTACCTTAGAAATAGGCAAAGAGCCGGACTACACTCAAGAATTTAAGAACTTAAGTGCTAAATTCGATCAATTGCTAAGTCTGGTAAGTATGTTGTTAGCACAACCACAATTAATCCAGACAGATGTTAAGCTTGACGGAAGAACTATGGCTCAACAGTTATCCAAGTACAACAAAATATTGAACAAAAAGAATTTCAATAAAGCTAAATTTAACTTAGCATAGAGGGGATGATTATTATGAGCGGGGATTCCCGCGGAACAATGATTTTTAATAATAAGTCGAGTGAAGAATTCGGTTTATGGATAAATTTTCCTTTAGCACCATCACATGGAGCACCAGTTTTTACTAACACTAAGGTTCCTGGAAAATCAGGTGAAGTTTTAGATTATGATGGTAGCTTAAATAATGGAACATTGACAGTAGATGCCGATGGATGGCGTCCAAAGCAATTTGAAAATATGTTTGAATGGCAATCGGCTATTATGGAATGGCTGATTACTGATGACTACAGCCCTTTAAAATTTAGTTTCTGGCCAACATATTACTATGAAGCTGCATTATCAGGAGCACCAACATTTACATCTGATCCAGAAAACGTGGGTCAATTTAAAATGCAGATGCAATTTACAGTGCATCCATATGCATTTGCCATCAATGGGATTGATTGGCAAAAAGTACCTAAACATCCTCAAAACGTAGAAAATACAATTGCATGGCCAGATTGGCACATTGTGGGGAATGGAAATTTCACTCTAATAGTTAATGATAAAAGCTATTCCTTTAAAGATATCGACTCTGAAGTATTTGTTAATGGTGAAAATGCTGTTGCATATCAAAATGCCGATGGAACAGTTCCTTTGAATGATAAGGTTATTTGGGACAATAATGATGCACCTTACTTTGTTCATGGAATGAATACAGTATCTTTAATTACTGATAATGGCGTTGATGCTGTATCAGATGGAGATACAGATACTAATGTATTGCCTTCAAATATTAAGAAGTTTGAATACAGACCAAATTGGAGACGAAAAGCATGATTAATTATCTTAGACATCCAATACTTTATCGATATGCTACTGATGATCCAGATACAAATGGATTGGGTTCATTAGCAGATGCCTTATCGGTTCAAGTAGTAAGAACAAGGAATACATTCCCTACCATGCAAATGGTATATCGTAAAGATGGAATTAATGCAGATAAGCTTCAACAAGGTATGATCATTATGACGGATTGCGGACCTGATAGCTTGCATCAGAAATTTAGAATTTCCAGCATATCAAAAACGCAAGATAATATTGTAGTTGATGCTATCCATATAGCTGGGGATGTTGCATTTAATACGATTACCAAAGATATTTCAATGGCTTCTGCTAATGCTGTTGATGTATGGAATGAGATATTTGCTAATTCCGCATATGCAATGCCAGATTTAACACTTTCAACCGATGTACAAGATGCATCAAATATTGATATGCAAATGTCCAGTGGAACTATTGGCGATTTGCTTATTGCACAAGATCAAATAGGAGATACTCCAACGCAATCAATGGCTGCATTGTTTGATGGAGAATGGACTTTTGATAATTATCGGTTTGGTTTATATAAAAATGCAGGTAGAAGAACTAATATTGCTATTAAATATGGTCGAAACCTAAAAACAATCCAGCAGGATAAAAACATTTCTGATGTTTATACCGCTGGATATTTTTATGCCAAATATACTCCTGAACCACCTAAAACTACAGCTTCAAACGTTGATTGGTCGAACATTTCTACAAACTTTAGTTCTAATGGATCAGCAACTTATATGGCTGGTGGAACTGTTAGCATTTATAATGCTCCAACACCAGATCATACGGTTATTGGCTCGCTTTCTGCTGGGGCCAAAGTGGTTGTAGATACGACAAATCCAATTAGTCCAGGAATGAAGGTAACTTCAAATGGAATTGACTTTGAAGCAGATACTGCTAATGGTAATACCTGGTATCATATTAGTTCACCAATGGATGGTTGGGTTGACTCATCTTTGATCAATTTTGATAAGTCTGGAAACTATCTAGTATCTAGTAGCGAAGGACACTTTACTGCGGATGTTACTAGCACGACAGGAGACGGTCTTAAATATACAATTCCTGGTGGAATGTATGTTTATGTGTCCTACAAGCCTTCTATCAACATTTGGTGGTCACCATTTGATGGACCTAATAAATATAAAACTGGTCGTAAGCTAAATTATGGTGACAAAGTAAAGGTTTCAATGAAAGCCTACAATGGATCTGATATTTGGTACAAAATTAGTGGTCAAGAGCATTCATGGATTTATGGACCACATCTTAATACAAACTGGGATGGTGCAGGTTATGCTAGTGTCCCAGTTAAGGGGACCGGATATGTTGATGACAATGCCCAAAAATACTACATTGACAAGAAGGGAAATGTTAAAAAAGCTTCTGGTAAAACGAAATCCAAAGCTAAAACTGGAACTTCTACAAGTAAGCTGACTAATAAAAATGGTTCAAGAAAATCTAGCCAATACACTGCTAAAGTTTCGAAAGCGACCGTTAAAAAGGGTTGGCATAATGTAACACATACTGTAACCCAAAATGGCCATACTTATTACGAAGTTTCTAATGGAGTTTGGGTTAAGTCAAGTGATATCGACTACAACAAAAAGGGCAGTAAAAAGCCAGAATCACCTTCAAAAATCATTAGTAATGAAGCTAAAGAAAATGGAAAGTTTGAAATGTATAGCGATCCAGCCTTAACAAGTGCAATCAATTGGGCAATTCCTGATGGTGCACAGCTGGAATTAGTCTCTGGAACTGGAAACATCGCAAAAAGAGGCGATGGTGGAACAAGCTATTACGTTACTTATGCTGGTAAATCTGGTTGGGTCGATTCTAAATACCTATCAACTTCTGGGGATGCGGATTTAGAACCTAGTGATGCAGAAAATGAAGCCGATGATACTGATTCTGAATTTCATGTAAATGAGGTTACTGTTTCAGCATATCTTAGAAGTGAAGCAAGTTGGGATAATGAAATTGATCATGTTCAGAATGTAGATTTATCAAGCTATTTCCAACATGATCCAATGGATAAAGGCGGATTGCAAGCAGATGGTACATATGTTGCTAGTCCTGATGATATTGCTCAATTAAATCAATTAGCTCAAGCCTACATGACACAGAATAGATTTGGAAAAATACCGGTCAGTCTAACGATCGACTATCAACAGCTTCATGGTATTTTAGGACCATCCACTCTGCTAGGTTTGTATGACATAGTTGGAGTTGATTTTGCAGAGTTAGGTGTACAAGAGACTGCAGAGGTTAACTCTGTTACTTGGGATGCATTGGCACATGAATACACTTCAATTACTGTTGGTGATATTCCTGTAAGCTATGAGCATTTATTGCTTCAAGCAGCTAATGACAATGCTAATTCTGCTAATGTAACTACAAATGCAAGAATTACCAATACAGAATCTTTAATTGGTAGATATCGCGATCTTTTAAAAAAAGAAGGCAGCGATCGTCAAGTAGCAGAAAAGAAGCTGATGGAAGATCTTGGAGCTGTTAAAGATTTAACAACAGCTCATGGTAAGCAAATTGCTGAGTGGACTCCAATAATTGGCAATAAAGGCGATCCTACAAGTTCAACTTCTATCATGGGTCAGTTAGCTAAGCTAGATCAAGCTAATAGTAATTTAGCTAGTCTTATTAATAGTGGAGGAAGTAGCATAATTCATGCAGTAGGTGGATGGGCTAATCCAACTGCGTTAACAGCAAAATCCAATAGCGGTGGATATATGATGTTTAATAGTGAAGGTTTAGGCTATTATGATAGTTCAGGTAGTATTGTAAAATCTGCTATTGGTTCTGATGGAACAGTTTATGCGGATGCCATGTATGGTGGCTATATTTCTGCTGCTGTTATAGATTCAGCCACTATTACTGGTGCATTTCAATTTTCTCAAGGTGGAATTAATGTAATGATTGGTGGAACTTATCATGGGACTCAGTCATTAGGTATCAGTGGTGGAAAATTTAATGGCGGTACAGCCTATCTTCCTGTAGATAAAACTATCAATGGTATTGGATTATCTTCAGCTAATTATTCGACTAAGATATCATCAGGATCGTATAAGATTTGGGATAATGGTAACTTTGGTGGTTTAGGCATTGGTGATGTATATGATGATAGCAGTAATTATGCCTCTTTAGAATTACATCCACATGGAATCCTTTTTAATGGTCATAAATTGGGGCCGGGCTTACTTGATTATGATTTAATGTGGCGCGGATCTACAATTTTGACTTCAAGTAATGTAAATCAATATGTAACAACCAAAAGCGGTATTACAAAAAATGATATTCTTGATGCCTTAGATATTCCTAGAGGAATGATGATAATGTACAGTAGTACAAATGCAACGCCGTCACATTGGGTTATGAACCACTGGAAGGGTAGCCATGACAAGTGGGATATTTATTAAGAAGGTGATTATTTTGAATAAAGAACAAATTGTAGCTAATAATCTTAGTGGCATTATTGCTAATCAAGCATTATTAATTGCGACTCAAGGTGAGCAATTACAAAGCTTGAACAATGAAAATGATCAATTAAAGAGTAAAATTTCTGAGCTTGAAACACAGTTAAAAGCAAGAGGTGGTGACAGTGAAACTACAGGAACTGATACTGACAACAGATAAATCAACTCAAGTTGTTGATGATAGAACGAGAATAATTAGACAATCAGAAAAAGGAATAGTTTTACCAGTAACCATTGTTGATGAAAATAATGCACCATATGATTTGACAGATATTTCAATTGCATTTAATGAAATTAAAAAAGGCGATAAGATCGTAATTGATACTGGTGACCCTAGTAATGACTACAATGGAAAAATCATAAAGACTGATCCTAAAAATGGTCGCTTTGAATATACGCTGCAAAGGCAAGTTTATGCTGCTGATGGTACAGCGTATTTTTCTTTGCAAAAAGGATCTGAAATTGTAGATACAACTAAGGATTTCTACTTTAAGGTAATACCTGCACCAGTAATATATCTTCCAAATGATAATTATGCTTCTAGCATGGAAGCTGAGTTAAACCGCTTGAAGGCCGAAGCAAGTAGAGTTGCAAGTATGATTTCTGGATATAGTGATGATGTTAAAGGTCAGGTTGATAAGATCGGTCAGATGGCATCTGATGAATTTGCTAAATCGGTTCAAAATATGAAAGATCAACTTGCAAGTTTTAGCCAAGGCCTCACTGATTACAGTAACGAATTTGCTAAACTAAAAGATGGTTGGAATGGGCAAGTAGCAGATGATAGGGCTAATTTGCAAAAAGATTATGATGCATGGAAACAACAACAGTTAGACAGCTTCAATAGCCAAATTCAACCAATTAGGGATGCATTATCGCAAAGTCAATCTAAAGCCGATGAAATTACTAAAGAAACAGCTGATGCAACTGCCAAGGTTGAAAAATTGATGAAAGATCTTGAAGGCTATGACTTTACGCAATTTGTTAAGCCTAGTGATTTAGATAACTACTACAATAAATCTCGGGTAGATGATCTAGTTGCTAATGCTGGTAAGGTTAAAACCGTTAACGGCAATCAACCTGATGGCAATGGCAATGTTCAAGTACCAATTCCAAGTACCGACGGCTTAGCAAAAACTAGTGATTTAAATAAGTATTTACCGCTAGCTGGTGGTAAATTGACTGATCAAGCAATCATCAAATGGGATGAAACGGCTAACTTAGGTCATGAAGATTCAACTTCATTTCCTTACAAAGTTGGTGGTATTGAGTTCTATGGTGAAAACGACTGGGTAAAGCTATTTGCTGAGGAAACAAGCAGAGACAATCTAAACTTTGTTATCCAGTTGGGGGATGATGATACACCAGTTATCTATATCAGAAATAGTACTGGTCAAAATGTAGCAAGCATTACTCAAACTGGTTTATATACAGGAAAGATTGACTATAGCAATGTTTTAAATGCTCCAAGCGATCAAACTGCTAAGGTTACTGATTTAATCAATCGAGTAACTAAGTTAGAACAAAATCCAGGTGGTACTTCATTTAAGCAAGCTAGCTCTGAAGATGATGCTTATAACAAGTCAAAGGCAGATACCTCATCAATTTACTACTGGTAGTCAAATTAACTAGAAAGGATTGAGGAAATATATGGGAATTGTTAAAGATGGTAAAGAAGTACAAGGACTAGCTTTAGCTGGAGATACATTCAGTAAGGTAAAGTTTGATAATTCAAAAAATCAAGTAGTAATCGGGAATAATACATATAGTCTAGGTGTTCCTACTTTACGAAGTTACATATTTAATGGAAATTCTTTATCAATAGGTTATACAGGTAATGTATATTACGTGAAAGTGCCATATACTCAATTTCAAAAAGACTATCTTAATGGCAAAACGATCAATTTTGAGATGTTTTATAAAGATCAATTCTTTGTATCAAGGCCTTTTGTATTTCCTGCTGATTATAACCATATGACACCAATGGTATCCAATGATCCAAATTTTTTATTCTTTGACTTTACTGACGGTATTGCCATATGGACACCTAGCGAATTTTCGATTGATGCTTCAAATAGATTGCAAGCAGATAATAATTTGCATTTAGTGATAAATGAATTGGCATCGAATATGCCACTAGTAATCAAGTCATAGAAAAGAGGTGAAATAAATGAGTTTAGCTACGATTACTCTTAGTACAAATAAGTCGTATCGAGTAATTAATGATGATCGAAGAAAACTCAGGCAATCAGAAAAGGGCTTAATTCTGAAAGTTGAATTGCTTAATCAGAATGGGAGTAGTTATGATTTAACTGGTAAAACATTAGTGTTTTCAGAAAACAAAGTAGGAAACAAAATAGTAGTTGATGATAGTTATGATGCTTTTACAATAACCGACGCTAAAGCTGGTAAGTTTGAATATAAACTTCACTCACAAGTTTATAGCGATTCAGGCGTTGCATGGTTTGAAATCAAAGATGGCACTGAAGTTATAGATACTACTAGGGACTTCTATTTTGATGTTATAAAGGACGCAATTTACAACCCAGCCAATGATAACTATGTATCAACATTAGGCGCTTTAGAGGATCATTACAACGGCGTAATTCAAAAATCTGAACAAAGCGTTAATGCAATTATTGAGCAATTTAAATCAGATGTAGCAACCGCAATTAGTTCTGGAAAATCTAATATTGCAAATGAAATCCAAGATGCTCAAGCAAAGATTGCACAGCTTGAAAAATCAGGTAATGATTTAATAGCCAACCTGAAGCAAACTTTCAATGTTAATAATCAAAAACTTATTGATTTACAAGCGCAATGGCAAACACAAACTAAACAAATCCAAGATACCGCTGATAGCCAAATTGCTAAGATTAAAGCTGATGCACAAGCACAAACTCAACAGATAAATGAGAATGCAAATAGCACTATCTCAGCTATCAATCAAAAAGCGGAAACACAAGCTAATGCAATACAAGCCAAAGCTGACCAACAGCTAAAAGACAATCAGGCAGGTTATGATGCTGAAATTGCTAAACTTGAAAAGCAATTAGCTGATAATAGGACTGCTAATGACGCTGAATTAAAACGTGTAGCTGATGATTCTGCTAATAAACTAGCTGAAGTAGAACAAGCTAAAAATGATGCTATAGCAGAAATTGTTAAGCAACGTGATTCAGCAATAGCTACAGCAAATCAAAATTTCACTGATAAGATCAACTCAATGCAATCAGATTATGATGCGTGGAAGTCAAAACAGGTAGCAGACTTTACCGCACAGATTAAAGCATTGAGTGATAAACTTAATAGTAATGAATCAAAAGAGGGCGAATTAGATACCCGACTTAAAACTTTACAAGCTTCAGTTGATCAAGCACAAAAAGATTTTGCTAGCGTTGATTTCACTAAATTTGCATTGACTGCAAACACTTATAGCAAATCCGAAGTAGATAGCTTAGTAGCAAGCGCTGGTAAGGTTAAAACAGTAGATGGCAAACAGCCAGATAGCAATGGCAATATTTCAATTGACCATTACACTAAAGCCGAGACCGATCAAAAGATTGAACAAGGCGGTAAAGTTAAGACTGTTAACGGCAATGCTCCAGATTCAAGCGGTAATGTCGATGTGCCTACTGGTGTTACGAGCTTCAATGGTCAAACTGGTGATGTAAATCTAGATTTAGGTGTAACCAGTGTAAATGGTCAAAAAGGATCAATAACTGGAATAGCAACTTTAAATGATATTAAAGTTCAATCTGTTAACGGCAAAATCGGTAATGTATCAATTGACGTTGGTGTTACAAGTGTGAATGGTCAAACTGGTGCAGTTACTGGAATTGCAACCACAAATGATGTAAATAATTCTATTAATTCGCTAAAAAGTAACATCAGGGCTAATTCTGGTTTTTATATTGATGCAGATAATGGCTACGGTGGTCGCAACAGTATATTAAAGACTAAGGTTGGAAATGACCCTAGTGGAATGCAAATTGCCTTAGGCAGTGGTGGTACAGTTATTGGCGGTGGCGAATCGGCTACAACAATACTGAACTCAATCACTGACAATGCAGAAAGATTAATTCTAGCAAATAATGCTGGTATTGAGTTTTATACCAATGTTCAAAATGGTATTGATAGTGCTCATAAAGAAACTATAGACAATAACGGGGTTTATTCAGGTACTGCTAACAATGCTAACAACTTAGGCAATCTTAGTGCTGATCAATATGCTAAGAAGAGCGATATTACTGATATTCAAAACCAAGTAAATAAATTGTCGGAGAATATGACCCCTTTTTTGATAACCGATGACCCTAATAAAGCTTTAGAGTTCAGTAAACAAGTCAACGGGGGAGTCGGTATTGTACAAACTAGCTAGAAAGGAAAATGCTGATGATTCTTACATATCAAGGCAAAGAATTCATTGATTTAGGAATGAACCCTCATGAATTAATTGGCACTAAACCTAACGTCAAGTATGGCGATACCTTGCTTGATGAAAACGGCAATGCTCAATCATCACAAGTCCATTATCCTGATTATTGGAACAATGGCGGTGTGATTCAAGAGGTAAAATGCAAGGTTTATGCTAAGATCTATGTGGCTGAACGTAATGAAATAGGCTATATTCCTATAGTAATTCGGGGGGTTATAAGGCTCTCCTAACCCACCTTGTCACTAGGCTATTGAGATCATTTCCTAGAAAGGAGATGATCGAATGGGCTTAGCAATCGATGGTAAGAAAATAAACGGTTTAGCTTTTGCTGGACAATTATTTAAACCAGAAGGCAACTGGGGAGAACTAGACTTCTCTGAAGCTGGTAAATCAATTGAATCAATATCTAATGCTTCATTTTTAGGCAATTCTGATCAGATACAATTTCTAAAAGAAAATCTTGAAGATAAAAGTCTACAATATGCACCTACAATTGGATTTAATAGCAATGTTAAAACTAGTCCAAGCAATCAATTTAATCGTCAAATTTATTTGTTGTTTACGATTAAACAACCAGATCGAAAAATTGCTTTTGCAATGATAAGTACCCTAGTTGAATACAATAAATTGCTTGATGGCTATAATGCTGCCGACTGGAAATTTCCTATTGTTGCTTTTTGCGATTACAACAATATTGTATTCGGGGGGGTATTTAGATACCTATCAACCATTGCTGAACTATTCATACAATCACTTTTGAGAAAGAAGGCGATTGTATGGGATTAGCAAGCAATGGTCAAAAGATAAATGGCTTAGCAATTGCTGGTCAAAAGTTTTATCCAGAAAAGCCAAAAGACCCTAGAATTGGCAAACAAATGCGATATCTAGATGGCTATAAAGATGAATCTAATGGATTTTATCCAGGTGCAAGCTTAACGCTTTGGGTAGCACCATCAACAACTAGATATCCAATTAGCACTTCAAAAACTTATACCATTGTTGATGTCCTTAAATTTCCGAAAGTTACAAACGAATGGTTCTTATTTAGAGATTCTGATGAAGTTACATATATAGCGATTGACTCCGCTTGTAGGGTAGTGGGGTGATCGTTATGAGTGTAGAATCAATATTTTATAATGGATTAGAGTTCACTAATGAAACCTTTAATGCTAAAAAATTAAAAGATACCAATACTGATATAACTGTAGCAATTATCTCTTTTAACCAGCAACAAATTGATACCACTTTTGATAATATCGACAAAAAGCGAGGTATTGATGATTTCTATACTAAATCAAAATATAAGCCTAATGAAATAAAATATTTTACTTCGTTTGTAAATTCGTTAGGTGTTAAATTTGGACTGGTTATTGTTCCAAGTTGGAATAGTTATCGATTAGGAGTTGCAGAATATTCTAGTCTCGTATTCGATGCTATCGGGGGTAATTAGTAATCTAACCCACTTAGTTCTTTTTAATTGGATAACACTAAGTAGCTTTATTCACNATCTGAAATATGATATGATGTTTTTAGCAACTGAGTGAGAAAGTTGTATAATGAAGCATACAAAAAAGCATTGTCCTGCCAGACAATGCTTTTCTTTTTTCACCAAATAGCAACTTTGATTTGGCGTGTGGTGAAACAGCGACTAGCTTTGATCGTTGTGACGATTATTCCACCAGTAATCGAACAGTCTGATGACTGTTTCCACTAAAAGTGGGGCAACGATCGAAGTGAGAAAATCACGAAGCATACGGTTCACCTCCTTTCAAGGGAGGCACTAGTCACCAATAGATATTATAACAGATGAGGTAGCTTAATCGCTGCCTTTTTTCATGCCCACAGATGTTTCGCTGTGGGTTTTTTTGATAGAAAGGAGCCAAATTATGGCTGAAGAAACAACTAATACTACAGCAGAAATTACTGCTGAAAACTCACTTTATACTTACTACTACAGTGACCCACAATCATCGGATTACACTCAACACTGTATTGCAATTCATACTACGGCTAAATTAGATAATTTGCCATGGAGATGGCATGCTGAAAAGCCAGCTGATGATATGGTTGATCCTGTATGGGATAACAATACTAATGGTTGGGTTGAAAATGCTCCAAAAACTCAAGCTCAATTGGTTGCTAGATTGCAACATGATACAAATGCGTTGATTACAAAAATCGATACTTTAGGTAAGCAACAGGAGTCATTGCAACAAGATAGCCAAAAAATTAATGCACTACAGCAAATGCAAGCATCGACTAATGCGATGATGGGGCAACTGACAGGTCAACTTTCTAAATTCGGTCAAGCTATCCAAGAAGTAACCGTTGCAGTAAATAGTTTGAATGCAAAACAAACCGAAGAAACAACTAAGAAACCTACTGCTAATGGCTCAAGTACTAATACAAGTGAAAGTGTTACAGCTGAACCAACTCAAGAAGGAGGTAATAACTAATGCTACATTTTGAATTTGCTCCCTTAGATATGACGCCGATTTATAAGCAGGAATATTCATTGGGTTGGATTACAAAGGATAATGTTAAAGGATATGTTCAAATGGGCTTCGTTACTCCTGAACAATACCAAGTGATTGTAGGTGAGGAATATGTTTCGTAATTTGATCAAGAATTCCTGGTATTCAATTATAGGATTAGGAATGGTACTTATTGGGTCTACCTTATGGGGTGATGAGCATCATTTCTTTTATCCACCTCAATATGCTGGAATTATGAATGCAGACTGGATTGATGCGATTGCAGTTTTTCTAGGTATTGGGCTTATTGTACTTGCATTTGTTGATTCATCAAATAAAGCATTAGCAGGAATGATTCTTTCATGTTCAGCAGGATTCATTTCATTGATTACATTGGTTGAAATCTTTCATATGTGGTTTGCGGGTGTTTTTAGATTTGATGTTCCAATTGCTTATGGATTGATATTTTTGTTAGTAATTATGAACGTGGCCAAGAACGGCAAGAAATGACTGGAGGGAAGCATGCACGATTTTATAAATCTACTGCAAGTATTATTCCCTTTTGTTCTGGGATTGTTGACGTGGAAATTAAATGATAAAAAAAGCGATCGTGAATATCTTCAGGATGAAAACGATCGCCTCAATGAAGAAAATAAAAGGCTATCAAAAAAGTTAGAAGAAATTACTGGAAAGGATAAAGAAAATGACAGTTAAAGATTGGTTGTATTTGGGCATTGTCGTTGCTAGTTATGCGATTACTATTGTGGCGGGTATTTATGCTAAGAATAAGAGCAAAATCAACAAAACCACAACTGCAGGTAAAGTAATTGATGTAATTGGTCAGCTTGCTACTTATGCGGTGCATGAAGCAGAGTACACGGGTATGGACGGAGCAGATAAAAGACAATACGCATCTGAAGTTGTTAGCCAAGGTCTATCTTGGTTAGGAATTAAGAATGTCGATGCTGCATTAATTAATGGTGCAATCGAAAAGAGTGTGAATGCGATGAAACTAGCAAATAATGATTTGCCACTAAGTCCAGAGCCTAAATCTAATGCTGAGATCGCAACTGTAGTGCCAGATTCAGATGTTATTAAGCCAACTGTAGTAGATGAAAAGGTGACTGAGAATGCCTAGAGAATACGGTATAGATGTTGCAGTTTATCAGCCTACTAATCTAAGTTCCTATGTTAGCCATGGCGTTAAATTTGTTTTTGTCAAAGCTACTGAAGGAACGAATTACATTAATCCTAAAGCTGTAGCGCAAATCAGATCAGCACATGCTAATCATATCTATGTTCATGCATATCACTTTGCTACCTTTGGAAATTCCGTTTCCAGAGCTAAAGCTGAAGCCAGATTTTTTATTCAACGTGCTAAATACCTGAATATTTCAAAGAAGCGCTATTTAGCTTTGGACTGGGAAACTGGTGATGGTAATGTCGTCACGGGATCCAGATCAGCTAATACTAAAGCAATTGCTGCTTTCCTAACTGAAATCAAACAGGCTGGATATAAACCTATGTTATATAGCGGGGCTAGCCTGCTAAGAAATAATGTTGATGTTTCTGCAATCGTTAAAAAGTTTGGTACTTGTATTTGGGTAGCTAGTTATCTAACTATGGGTAGAATGGACAAACCAAACTTTGGCTATTTTCCGTCAATGGATGGTGTAGCAATCTGGCAGTTTACTTGTAATTGGTTTGGAATGAATGTTGATGCGAACATTAGTTTGATTGACTTGCACAAAGACCAAGTACAAAAGACTGAAACAAAAGTGCATAAACAAAAAGCAACAATTCCAAAAGTTGTGTATGCACCAATTATCAATAATGATCCTGATTGGAAGATCGCACTAAGGGACTCAAATGGGCACCTTACAGGCAAATACATTCCTACAAATTCAAGATGGAAAGTTTTGGGCCAAAAAGTAGTTAAAGGCGAAAAATACTATAAAATCGGTAATAACCAACAATGGGTTCCAGCAAAATATGTAAAATAAAGAAGAATTGTAGTCAAATCGATTCATTAGCTATTGCAGAAGGGTAAAATCTTGTGGATAAGTACTAATATTGACAAATAAAACGATATCTGATTAAATGAAATTGCAGTTAAGATGTATGAAAAGCTGTATACTCGTGTACCCGAATTAACGTTTAAGCGATATGTAATATCGTCGGCCACGAGGCCGTCCCTTACATGGGGCGGTTTTTTATTTGGAGAGTAAGTAATTAATGGAATTATTTGTTTATTCTGATGAGTCAGGTGTTTTCGATAAAGCTCATAATGAAATATTTGTTTTTGGCGGTGTCTTATTTTTATCAAAACAGGATAAAGATATTGCGGCTAGAAAATATAAACATGTTGAAAAAATAGTACGGAAGAATGAGCATAAAGATAATTTTTACGAATTAAAAGCCACAACAGTAAATTTCAAAGACAGAAATAAAATATATAGATCGTTGAATAAATTAGAAAAATTTGGAGTTGTAGTTCATCAACAAAGGATATTAGAAAAAATCTTTGAAAACAAGAAATCAAAGCAAAGATATTTAGATTATGCTTATAAAATTTGTTTAAAAAGAAAATTACAGTATCTTATTAAGAATAATAATATTGATCCACAAGAAGTGACTGGTATTCATGTATTTGCAGATGAACATACTACTGCTACTAATGGAAGATATGAATTGCAAGAAGCTTTAGAACAAGAATTTAAACATGGAACTTATAATTGGGATTACTCAAAATTTTTTGAACCACTTTTTCCTAATCTAGAAAATGTTGAAGTATCTTATTGTAATTCTGAAAAAATTACGTTAATACGTGCAGCGGATATTACTGCAAATAAACTTTATCGTAGCATTCTAAAGAACAAAGAATCGGAATTGTCAAAACATAACAATTTTCACATTATACATTTACCGTAAATATAAAAAACCACTCTGGGATTAATTTCCTGGAGTGGTTTTTTGTTTGTCTCTTTATATAAGGAAGAAAAAAATAGTTTACTGTTGCACAAATGTTGCACAGAAGGCTTTTAACTTAAATTTAGGCAAAAAAACACCTTGCTAGATCATTGATTTAACAAGGTTTTTTATTATTAAACGCGAGTAACTTTACCAGACTTCAAAGTCTTGGTTGAATTAAAATATAGGTTTTTATGATGTTTTAGAATGCTCGAAGTGTTGATTTTATGGGATTTGATATTTTAGAAAATCATACAAATTTTAATCGTGTTGCACAAATGTTGCACAAACTTGATTGAGTGAATTAATAATTTTGGCATCTTGTTGATCCTTATATTCATCAAGTAAGTGAGCATAGATTGATAAAGTGATTGCTATATTAGCATGTCCTAAGCGTTTACTGATAGCAGCTATATCAATTCCTTGAGAAATTAAATATGAAACATGAGTATGCCTTAAACTGTGAAAATGGAAATCAGGTTTGTTAAGTCCAATTTCCTTAATGGCTTTTCTTAAGAATTGATTTGCAGCAGAACTAGAAGGTGGTAATCCAGTTCTAGGAATAGCAAAAATAAATTCAGAATTATTAATTTTTAATTGTTTCAATTTATCTAATAAGAAAGAATTAACTTTAATCTTTCGAACTGAACTTTCGGTTTTAGTTGGTCCTAGTATTTTTAAATTAGGATTCCAGGTTTTATTAATATCAATAATTTTATTCTTAAAATCAATATCAGTCCATTTTAAAGCTGTTAGTTCTCCAAGTCGTGCGCCTGTAAATAGCCCGCTAGAACTAAATATTTGCTAGTATAACGAGGAGTTAAACTTGTTAAGCATAATTGTATCAGTTTATCCATTTCTCCTGCATTAAGGTATTCTATGGTTCTGACATTATCTTGATTTCCTGTGATGGTTGTGCGATTGGTAAAATTCTTAACGATTAAACCATCCTCTATTGCATTTCCTGCACAAGCTTTAACCATAATATTGGTTTTACGAACTGTAGCAGGGGCATGGTTTTTACCAAGCCAATTTAAGAAGCTTTGATATTTAGCTCTTGAAATATCTTTTATTTTTGTTGATCCAAAATATTTTTCAAGATAATGATGATTAGTAATATATCTCTTTTGTGTTGATTTTCTGATAATCGGGAATTTAAAAGTAAGATACCAGTGTTCAAAATAGTCAGCGAACACAGGGTTCTTAACTACATCCACACCATCAATAGAAGCTGCTTCCATTTTTACCCCATAGGCTTGCGCTTCAGCTTTGGTTTTAAAACCACCTTTTGATTTTTGTTTGAGAACAGAAACATTCTTTTGTTTTTCTGGATCCCATTGAGTTTCTCTCTTCGAAAATCTTACATACCAAGTCTTACCACGTTTCTTAATTGAGGCCATAAAAAACTCCTATTCTAGCTATAACTCTGCTACAATGGAATTAACAATGTTATAGCATTGTATATTGGAATACTTAGAGCTACTGCAATAGCTCGTTTGGGTCCCACCTCTACTGCAACGGGGGTGGGATTTTTTTGTGTTTAAAATTGCTTTGGAGTTTGGAAAGTACCGATCTTAAATTTTTGTTTACCGTAAACTTTACCTAATCCATTTTCAGCTTTTAAAGTTATCAGTTGTTGGACTAAATGATATAATTACTATAACTTGAGGTGATAGTATGAACAATAACATAAAATCTATTTTAACTATGCTCCAAATCATTTCTGCTGAATTAGGATTAATAGCAGGTCTAATATTTGGATACATATTATTTCATTAAGAATTTAACTATATAATTTGACAATAATCCTAATAAAAATGTGAAAAATGGAATAACGAACTTGAGAATTATGTCTTTTCTAGATTCCTTATGTTTTTCAATATATTCCAATCCCTCTTTGGTTACGGAACATTGAGCTGCACCTATGCTATTTTTAAGATAAACTGGTGTATAATCTATCAATCCACGTTTTTTTAGATCTTTTAACACCTTATTTTCAGGATCAGAAAGATCATAGATTACAGGTTGACCATTTTCATCAATACCATTACTGTTATCAATTTTCTTTAAAGTTTTTATTGTTGACATAATATTCTACAAATCATAAATAATTTTACTTAACGACCTAACAAAGGTCGCTTTTTTTATTTAGCATGATCCACTTCTGCTCTAAACAGAAGTGGATTTTTTGTTTTTTATTTCATATTTTAGTTGTCAGCTTTTAACGTCTTCAGTGCTTGAACTATCCCACATAAAATCAGCTAAACAAGACTACGAAGTGCAACTTTTGTTGTCCGAGTTAATCAATAAAATAAGTAAATTTATTTTCTAGTTTGCTACTGATAAAATCATAGTAATAACTCGGGATAGCGTAATAATCCATAAAAGCATCAATGTTAATTGTTTCAGGATCCATTTCATCGAAGTAGTAATCCATAATCATTTTGATGGCTAATTTGTTAGCAGCAGATTCAGTTTTT